ATCGTCATCCATCAGGTCTTCTTGTGCTTCTTCTTCACAATCAAACAGACGCATCTTTGTTCTGTCTACACCAACGACAAAGCGTCGGTTCTGCGTCATATCTGCATACCGATTCTTCAGTTGCTTGACCATCATCTGGCCCAATTCATCAAGTTCGTCCGTCCGAATCAACGCCAAAAACAAGTCAGCCGTTGCAGGAAGTCCAAAACTTTCCGCGACATTTTCCATCGAAACGTCCGAACTCGCAGCACCAGACCTGTTAATTTGAGTTGCAGTAATGATCGGAACCACCAGTTCGACAGCCAACCCACGCAACTCTTCCGCAATACTCTTAATTTTCTCATAGCTCGAAACATTGGCACCCCGATACACCATTGATTGACACAAGTTAATATAATCAATGAAGACAACATCTGACTTGAAGTTGCGCTTCATCTCCAACTCTTTTATCAAATGCCTAAAGTGTCCTGCCCCTGCCTGAACCGTGGGATACTCTTTTACAATCAGTTTCCCTACAGTCTTCTTTTGAATATCCTCAATCTTCTTGTCATATATCTTCTTTCCCATTGATTCAATATCTGCCATTGCAACGTTCATTAGGTTGGCATCAATTCTCTCTGAGATTCTTTCCTCCGACATCTCCAATGTAATATATAGGACATTCAATCCGGCAGTCATGTATCCTGCTGCCATGTGACACATTGCGAGTGTCTTACCTGCACCCGGAGATGCCATCAAGACATTCAGAGTCTTGCTCGTCAGTCCTCCACCAGTAATCTTATTGAGCATATCCAAATCAAAAGGAATGCGAGTTTCCTTCTTTGTGTAAAATGCATATCGGTCATCTGCATCCTCGATATAATCGTGCCCAATATGAGAATCAAACGAAACCGAAAGTGCCTCTGTCAACAACGTCGGAATTGCTCCCTTGTCCTTCTTCGTCTTGCCATCAAGAATTTCAATCGACTCCATGATTGAATTATAGATTGCCTTATCCTGACAGAACTTCTCTGCATTGTCCGTCAACCACTTGGAATCCAAATCATCAATGGATGTCGCATCAATCTCTTCAAACACTTCTACTACAGATTCATATTCCTTTCCGAGATTATCATTTTCAGTCAATTCAATGAGCAATGCATCCTTTGTCGGATTCGACTGATACTTGTTTACATAATCTACGATTGAATCGAATACAATCCTCTCCGACCTCTCATGGAAATACTCACTCCTCAAGAACGGGAGTGCTGTTTTCATAAAAGACTCGTCTTTCAAAAGACTCGTCAATATCACCTTCTCTATTCGTGTCGTCATAATCTACCCTTACATTTTTTTCTGTGTGTTTCTTCACCAAATCAAAAAGAATACTCATCAACAATCTATCAAAACTTTCTTTCATTTCATCTGGGTATTGAATATTTTGAATTTCATCCGGCACATGAATAACATCAAATTCATATTCAACATCCAAAGAACTATTTTCTACCTCAGAGCTTGGTTTAATAAATTTAAATTCTCCATATTGATACTTCATACCCGTAAATGGCCCAAGAATTATTTCAACAATAACATCCTTTGGTTCTTTATCTTCTGCATCTACTGTATAATAATCTTCAATATTAATATTATCATTATCCCACATCTTCAGACTCCTCCTCATTCATTCCATATAAATATTCTTTTCTTGCTGCTGCATCCAATTGGTCTAAAATTTCTTTTGTGAAATACTTCTCTGGGTCTTCATTGATATGCTTTGCAAAGTTCTTGGAGCCATCAGGAAATTCAATTCTATTTGAAACGCTCTTGAAAATCCCATGCAACAATCCAAGTTCAATCAAACCATAATACCTATTTAGACCAGTATCATAACGAAGAAGAACATCAACCAATTTATTTTCTACAGTCAAACGAGATTTATAGTTACGACAATGAACTATATTTCCTACAACATCCTTTCCATCCTTTTCCTTTCGCTTTGAAAGAAATACAATAGAGTCGGCAGAATATTTTAAGCCGCTACCTCCTGCCAATTCCTTTTCTGGATATAGGCTACCAATCTTGTCATAGGTATGGTTTGTGACCACCATAGGGATTCCGAGTTTGCCCAATTGAATTGTCAGAACACGAAATGCTCCCTTTATCATGGGTGCGCGGGTCATGTCTCGCTTTTCACTTCCCGTTGTCACATCCTCTACTTCTTTAGAAGTGGACAATTGGCCCAGGCTATCCAGACAAAACAAAAGAGGCATTCTCTTTCCTTCTGGAAGTTCTTCTACCCTTTTCAATATGGTCATTGCCTGTGTTCGGAATTGCTCTACTGTTGCCACAGGATACATTTGAATCCTATTAGTATCAATCCCACGCTGATTCAACATGGACTCACTAATTGCAGATTCACTTTCAAAGAAAATAATCCCACCATCTTTGTGGTCTTCAATAAACTGTCTCATCATGCCCAAAAGAAAATAAGTTTTCCCTGTTGCAGATTCTCCAGCCAATGCCGTCACTTTATTTCCCGGCAATCCTCCATAAATAGACCCCGAAAGTAACGCATTGAAAATATACGACCCGGTATCAATATACTTATCCACATCTGCATACTGATTCACATACGGATTTATTTTTTTCACATCTCCAAGAAAATCGAATGTTCCCATATTAATACATTTCCTTTACTTTATCACATAGCCCATACTTCTTTGCTTCCTTTGCATTCAGCCATACATCCTGCGGAGGCAAAAGAACCTCTCGAATCTTCTTTTCGGTAAGCCCTGTGCATTTCATATAATGAGACAATATCATTTCGGAAGTCAAGTCGATTGCGCGAGATGAATTGACCAACTCATGCTCCTTTCCCCACCTTCCCCATGAATATTGGTGAGAAAGAACTGACGAATTCGGAGTCATTACCCGTTCTCCCTTGTGCCCTGCCATGAATATCATCAATGCGGCACTTGAGATTTCCCCCAGGCCAATCGTATGCACAGGAATCGCAGAACCCTTCATGGTGTCAATCAATGCAAACGCATCGCCCACACTTCCGCCACCGGAATTGATAATCAAAGTTAAATTTTGAACTGGGGATTGTGTGATATTATTTTTAAGTATCCATTCAATCACGGGCTTTACTGATTCACTATTAATGTCACTCATTAATAAATATACACCCAACTTTTCCAGACTGGGTTCTGCATCCGCAGACAGAATGGCACTCAATGACACATCTGCCTGCGGACCCTTATCTACATTATTCCCCTTCTTTTTCATTTTCTTCTTTGCTGTCATACAAAAAACCTTTCTAGTGAACTCGTCTCTTCAGAATTCCAGCCCACCGATTTTAGTATTCCCTCGACAGGATCGAGGAAAGCCTTCACAAATTGTTTGTCATAATCAATATACTCTCTCAATCCAAATTCAGAAGGAAGGTTATTGACAATTGAAATCACAGAATCCTTTACAGGGTTTGGTGATTTCAAATACAGGAATTTAATTTTATCTCCGTCTGCAATCCTTTCATAGTCATTTTGGAGTCCATTCTCCGCAATCAGCCTATTATAAATGATTGACCCCTTTACATGAATGGGGGTATGTTTTATATAGGTCACACCGTCTGGTGCATACTTTCTTATTCCATTTACTCCTCTCGGAAACGCAACCTCTTCAGGAGGAAGGGATTTAAACTCCTCCTTGAAGTCATCAATAAACTTTTGCGTATCCTTTTCGGTTCCGCTCATGATTACCTTGAGTGCATCTTTAATTTTCTCTCGACACACTTCTGGAGTCGAAGACTTGACGGCCTCCATTCCCATGATTTTCAACTTGGGTTCTGCATATCGCACACCTTCGTTGTCATAGACATTGAGGGCATACCGCTTCTTTGCAGTCCAGATCCCTCTGGATGCAATTGCTTCCCTCTTCATGAACATCTTCTGGTCAAACGCATTCATATAATCGGCAAGGTCATTATAACACTTGTCGATATAGGGTTCAATTCGTTCGGAAGATGCCTTGTCAAGAAAATCAACAACTCTTTCGTCTGTGACTGGCTCGTCCCCATATACCATCTGAATCACTTCATCGAAGCGAACGTAAATGGAATCTGTGTCCGAAGCAATTACAAAATCTCCTCCTTCTGTTTCCAGAGCATCATTCATGTATTCATTCATTCTCTCCTCAATCCAACGAATGGACAACTGGCCTGCCTTGGTAACTGCCTCGGCAATGCGAACATCAAAGAACCTGAACCACTTATTTCCCAATGCGCCATAGGCACTATTCAACTGCACCTTTCGAGCAAGCTGATCGTTGTTGTGCTTGGCAACCTGATTTAGATGTCTGCGCTTCTCCACTCCCGAAGATTTCTCGGCAAGTTTCTGAAACTCAATCATCTTCTTCTTTGATTCAGTTCGCTTTCGATACAAGTCTTCAAGAATCTCAGGAAGAAATCCCTGTGAATCTGTCCTAAAGAATTGGCCATTGGGCGCGGCAGTCAACGCATACTTGTCCAGAAGAGAAGTATCAAAAGTCTTTTCAATAACCTTAGACACATCATCCATGCCAGACAAGGAACCACGAAGGTCTTCGGGAACCCTGTCAATAGGGACCAGTTTTTCGGGACTCAAGTTATACTGCATCATCAAATGAGGATACAGAGAATTCAAGTCAAAAGAAACCACCCAGTCATGGGCACCCACTTGCGGTGCCTTGACATATGCTCCCTCATACCGAAAGTCCTTGTCGGCACTTCTCCTAGGAGGCACCACAATGTTCTTGGGGCGAAGGTGATGATAACAAATGCTATCCCACATCTTCACCTGGGAGAACACATCATCAAAGTTCACCTTTGCCGAATACGCGAGCGCAACTGCCATCTCAATGAATTTCATTTTATCATCAAGGCGGCTGACGAGTTCCACATCCTTTACATTATACTCAATGAATTTATGATAATCCCTTTTATACAATGTATGCAAGGTTCCGAATTCGTCATAGGACAACTTGCCCTCTCCGAGTTCCACATGAGAAATATAGTCCAGACGATAACTCTCTTGGTTTGCATATGTAAACTTCTTATACATCTCAAGATAGTCGAGTGTGGCAACCCCGGCAATGTCAACCACCATCTGTTCCTTGCCGTATGCTGCCGTGAACGTTCGCGTCTTGACAAACTTCCACGGTGATAGTTCCGACACTTTTTTCTCGCCCAGCACCTTTACGATTCTGTTGTGCAGATACGGAATATCAAATCCAGACACATTCCACCCGGTCACAATGTCCGGGCCATGCTGATTCCAACACGCAAGAAAACTTCCGAGAAGATCGGCTTCATCCTTACAGGAAACATATTTAATATGCTGCCTGCTCAGAGTTTCCTCAATCTCACAATCCTCGGGTTCGTTGAAACCAAATACATAGAAATCTTCATGGTTAAATTTAATTGCAATTGAAATAACAGGAGATGCCGCAGTCTCGGGATAAGGAAACCCATCATCAGATGCGACCTCAATATCAATATTGGCAACCACAATATCCTTTATATCATATTCAATATCCTCGGGATAGGTATCACCAACAAAAGAAAACGCAAAATTCTCGTTTCCATAGATAGTAAAACTGTCCAAATCTTTATATCTGTCATAAAAATCTCGCATCTCTTTGATGGACTTCTTGTAAATGGGCTTTAAATTTTTACCACCAAGGGTCTTGTACTTGCCATCTTCTATGCCATTATTGATCTGGCTCGCTGCCACAAAGGCAGTCGGACCATAATTCACCTTCTTCTTTTTGGGTGCCCCATCTTCATCAATGTATCGCAGATAAACTTGGTTACCTACGACACGCACGTTCGTATAATATTCCATAATATATGCCTCAGTTTTTTTAGTTTCTTTTTTCTGGATTATCCAGAGATTCAATAAATTCGTTCAATTTTTTCTGTGTGACTGGTCCGAGTATTCCATCGGTGTATAAATTATTTTTTCTTTGAAATCGAGTGACCACCAATGCCGTTGACGGACCATAGAATCCATCAACAAATAGATAGTCTCTGATAGACCCTTTCGGTGTGGCTTCTGAAATCCAAGTATTTAATTTAAGTTGAATTCCTCGCACATCATCCCCGGTCGCAAACACATCGTAAACGTGTGCGCTGCTCTTCTTGGATGATGGATGATAATTTGCTCCTGCATTAAACTTTCCATATTCATTGAGATTCAAAATTCGTTTATAATCAAACACCGGACAAAGTTTACTCGAAACTTCTCGGTGCCCGCGAAAGGTAAGTTTCAAATCCCCATAGGCATCATTGATTTGCTTACATAAAAGAATCAATGCTTTATATTGGTCTTCTGTAAAATCTTCTTCATTCAGACCATGCAGACAAATTGCAATCGACCCGCGATTATATCCCTTCTGGGCGGCTGGAACCTTTTCTAAATCTCTACCCGATTGAATGGTTCCGTCCGTGCGAATGAAATAATGATACCCAATGTCGGACCATCCCTTTTCGGTATGCCATCGTCGAATTACTTGAACATGGTCATGGAACGGGCTATTACTCGCAGAGCAATGTAAGAAAACTGTGTTCACATATCTTTCTGGCATGACAAACTTAAAATGGTCATTTGCCATTCGTATTCCTTTCGAGTTCTTTTCTATCGGAGCATTCTGAACAAGCGTATAATGCTTCGGCCAAAACACGGTCATACCCAACATCGAGAGCAATTCTTTTAACTTCATCTACATCCTCTTCACAAAAATCACAAACAAATCGACGTTCGTTAACTTCTTTCATACATTCCCCTGATGCACAAAAACGGGGGAGGTTTCCCTCCCCCTTGTGGGTTCTTGCTATTTATTCATTCAACGGCTGGGGATCGCTCGTATACCCATTGTTGATATGAATCTGTCTCGGTTGCTTCTCCTTCGGGATTTCATTCACCAAATTAACAATAAGAAGCCCATTTACAAAAGAGGCTTCTGTTACCTTAATTGTTGGACTGAGTGTCCATGAACGCTTGAAATTGCGGGCTGCAATTCCTTGGTGAACATACACAGCAGAATCGGCGCTATGATCCTTCAAGGATTCGACAGTAAGAACGTCTTCCTTCACCGTAACCTCAATTTCCTCTTCTCCAAACCCAGCCAAGGCAATTTCAATAGCAAAGTTATTGGAATCGCCACTCCTTACAATATTGTATGGGGGATATGAAGTTGCCTGTGCCGTTCCTGCTCCCGACGAAACTAGACGATCAAAAAGTTGATCGAATCCCAAAAGAAATGGGTCGCTCCGTAGTTGGTCGAATAGTGCGGGTGTCCTTGTTGATACTACCATATTAATTTCTCCTTAATTATAAGCAAGATTGCTTTTATTTAAACTGGCCCGACCATCGGCACCAATCTAAAACTTTTTATTTCTTATTTCCAATATTATACTTGGCAACGAGTTCCCAATCAGACTTGTCTTTGTGGGCAATTATTTTAATCTGCCCCAAAGGAACAACAGGCTCGGCTGTCTTCTTTGCGTCTACCAATGTTAATAATCCCCATTCGGCTAATAGATTTACAATTGCATTTCTTCGACCCAAATCATTATCGCTAAAGTTTGTCGGTTTCCCATCCAGGGCAAACAACTCTTTGAAATGCACAATGTAATACTTGCTTCGCTTGTGAAGAATGTGACATGATTGATATAGGGTGCGGTCCTTGCGACTCGCGATACCAATCCGAGTGAGTGTTTCTCGTATCTTCAAGAAATCTTCATCATCATTCAATTCAATCTCTGCAAGACTATCCAAATCTACTGGAACTACTTTACGCTGGTCTGTTTCCTCGCTTTGATTTGCCATGTGTCAATCCACCTCTTTCCAATCGTTTATGAATAAGAGATAGTTGGTCACCTGTAAGAACTTTTACAATTTCATTGGCTTTGCTATAGCTACAATTGTAATACTCTTTTATTGCATCAATGTCCTCATTCTTCTCAGGCTTCAACCATCTCGAAAAGCGTTTCTTGGCTCGTACACTATTTATAAGATATTCAAATTGAAGTCGGTGGTCTGCGTGTCCCCGCAGGTTAATTTCATTTGCGTGCAATACCGTATCTGGAAAATATGAAAGAGTTCGATTGACAACGAACGGAACATATTCCCGTTCGGCCATCGAATCCTCTTCCATTATATTTTCCTTTGTAATATTAATCGCTCTCAGATAATCACTTAAATTTGCCATATACTATTTCCTTACAATCACATGAGTAGAAACAACTTTACCGGCAAAAAACTCTTTTGCAAATTGAATTGCCTTATACTGGTCAAAGTCCTTACAAGTAAAGATGTTCAGATAGACTGCTTTCAAATCTGTGAGTGTATGAATAGTGAAATTGGATGTGCTAATAAACTGCACCGCCGAGATTCCATTCAGATGTGGAATGTCCTTCCACTCTGGAGGACACTCGTCCATCGTCCACCAATAACGTTTGCACAATTCCATATCTGTAAGGTCGGCCAATTCAACAAAAAACTTATCCAGAGAAAACTTATTGAATTTCTCTACATCGCAATTATGCAAATCAAGGATTAGTTCTTTTCCGTAAGGCTTATCATTCGTCAATGTCTTCGTCATATTCTGATACTCCCATTATTTTATTTACTTTTTCTTCTGCCTCTTTCATGTTAAGCCGGGCCGCCTGCATATTTGCAATCATGGATTCTATCTCTTCCCGTTTCAGTTGAAAAGAAATAAAATCCGCATCTTGTTTTTCAATGCGTTCGTCTACATTGTCATGTGGTAGCCTGTCAAGTGCCAACTTGACAAGCACGGTAAGAACAAACGCACCAATCGTCCACACGACTATTCCAATTATGATTGTTGTCCACGGCATTTACTCTTTCCTCGGCGGAACTTCTGTCAGAATTTCTATTCCGTTCTTTGCTGCAAACGTATGCTCGACTATTGTTCCCTTTCCTTTTTGCCATCCGGGGCAAAAGAAAATTGCATCACATCTTTCGATGATTGCCAAATCGGAATCAAGGGTATCCTGATATGTAATAATACCATCTTCGTAGGCCCATTCGTCGTTCTCAATCGGACAAATGACTGCATACCCTCGCTTCATAAATTTAATGGCATAATATCGCATGACATTGCGATTCTTCCACTTCTCTTCTTCGCTTAGTGTGTTTCCATCACTAAACCGTCCTGCAATATATATAACAGGCTTTAGGTTATTCTTTCCCATCTTGATACACATCTCCATTCTGTTCACATTTCTCATCTTCATACGGAGCAATCTGCCTCCGATAAAGTTCTTGCTTGGCGCATTCCAGCACACCAATGGCAGAATTGTATTTTTCATAATTTGGGTTCTCTCCCAAATACCAAACCACCATCCTTGTAATAATATAATTTAACGTGCCCGGTTTGCATGGCCAGTCTTCTTTTCCTACACAGAAACTCTCGCATAGATTGTCCAACTTATTGAAAAAGTCATCCAGACCACTATAGTAATACTGGCCATCCGTCCCACTACCGTCAATCAGTTCTCTGTCTTCCTTTTTAATATACGGCATTTTACTTGTACTCCAATTCTACCATCAGTTCCGCAAGACACGCAACCAAGTTCAATTCCAAGTCGGCAACAAACGCAGACTTGTATTGATAATCTGCAATCTTGATTGCTGCCTCTGGAATGCTTTGCGGTTTCACATGACCATACAACCCATCAAAAATCATACGATAGATACGCGCAGGGTCATCATCCAGATTCTCTACCACCCACTTTCTCATGCCCTTGAAGTCTTTTGTCTTCAAATGCCCCATGAGCTTCTTTACCGACTGCTCGGTGATAGTCGTGAGAATCCCGGCATCAATCTCACCCGAAACTGAATACCTTTGCAGTTCATTGAGAACTCTTCGGAAGTCAGGAAAGTATTTTTGAATCAGTTCGACAATAACCTTTTCATTATACTTTACGTTTTCCTTTTCGAGAATTTCAATAACTCGCTTCATCAGGCCCATTGCCAACTTCGGGCTTTCCTTCTTTGCAAACCGAAAATCAATTACACTACACCGAGAATGAATCGGTTCGATAATACGATTTCTGAAATTGCAAGTGAAGATGAATCCACAGTTCTTTGAGAATTCTTCGATGAACCCACGAAGGGCCGGCTGCGTTGATTGGGGATTGAGATAGTCAGCTTCGTCAAGGATGACGATCTTGCGTTTTCCAGTAGAAGTTATGGAAACGGCTGACGCGAACGAACGAATGTCGTTTCGCAGAGTGTCGATGTTTCCACTCTCACTTCCATTGATTAGAATATAATCAACACCCATCTGCTCACAGAGGGCCCGGGCAACCGTGGTTTTTCCCACACCAGCAGTTCCGCACAGAAGTAGATTAGGAACATCACCTTGCTTGACGAAATCAAGAAAGGTTTCTTTCAAGTTCTTTGGGAGAATGCATTCTTCAATTGTATGCGGTCGATACAACTGACTCCAAATAAAATCATCACGAAGTTTCATTTTATATTTGCCTCATTATCATTATGTATATGCCGAACCTCATCGACCCACCGTGCCACAAAGGACAGCGATGGGTCGAGAGGGGGTTCAGCGTCGTTTTCACCACATTACTATAAAACTATTTATAACGCTTTTCCTACTTTCCCGAAGGATTTTTTTCAGTCACACTAACTTTTTCATTAAAACACTACTTGAACTCCCACAATTGCACCATCATTGCTTGGCCCACGCGCAGCATCTTCGTTGAAATACTGAACGGTAACCTTTGAACCTGCAAAATCAGCCAAGTTGAAGTTTGCACCCACATCAAACCGCTCGGTATCACCCGAACGATATTCATCATAATCAAAACTCTGATAAAGGAAGAAGGGTTCAAATCCAACATTCAATGATGCAACCTTATGGACGTTTGCCAATGCAATTGAAGCACCTGCCGAAAAACCAGTTCCGGCATTGCGTCCAGAACCTTGATAATAACGGGCACCATCAAGGTCATAGTCTGCAAACGAAGCAGTAAGAGAAACTGTTCCAGGGTCAACTGTAGTGGTATAGAGTGCATCAACCCCAACCCCGAAAAAGTCCTTGTTGCCACGAAAGGCATCGTTCTGGGATTGAATGTTAATTCCCAAAGCCAAGCCTTCCAATGCTGCGATTGCAAGATCCACTCGCGCAGCAACCAGAGCATCGCCCCGTCCACCGTCGAACAGTCCTACGTTGTATGCAATGCCGACACCTTCGGCTGCATCTGTGGAACCAGAGAGTGCAACTCCGTCACCACGACCGAAGTCCTCTGGGGATGCCCACTTGGAAACCACGTTCGTTCCATCCCAAGTAGTCAGACCATAGAGGTTCTCCGATGCATTTCGGTCGGCAGGAATTAGAAACCGTCCAACCTTAACGTCTGCAAGATTCTTGTGTAATGAAGTACCAAGTGATGCATCAAGAATGTTCAAATCTGAACCATCATACTGAACAGACGCAAACGCATCAAAACCACCCTTCGATGCTGTTGCATTTAGACGAACATTCTCAAGGTCAAAATTGTTTCCATTGTCATCAAAAATTCCTGCGGCGCGTGACTCTGCACCCAATGCCACAGCGGTATCTCCGCTGGCGGCTGCTGCATCTTCGGCCGAAACGCTAACTGCGCTCAGACAAAATGC